AAAAATGTATTTTGTACATTACCTGCGAAGAAAACTATCTCTCCAGTTATGGATGCAACAACTTTTGTTGTAACACATAACTCTACAATTTCTGAAGATCAAACTTTAGATTCAGGCGTATTAGCGGGCCCTGTTACAATTACAGGTACACAAACTATAACAGGGACATTGGTAGTAATTTAATGAGTAAAGTAGAAGTTAATCAAATATCATCACAATGCGGATCAACATTAACGGTTGGTCAATCTGGTGATACGGTAACTTTAGCATGTGGTGCAAGTCAAACAGGTTTTGGTAGAACTGGAACTGTTGATTGGGACACTACAGCAAAGACTGCTAGTTTTACTGCTGTAAGTGGTAATGGATATTTTGTAAATACTACTAGTGGAGCAATAACTTTAACTCTCCCAGCTAGTCCAAGTGCTGGTGACATAGTTTCAGTAAAAGATTATGCATACACTTTTGCAACAAATAATTTAACAGTAGCTCCAAATGGATCAAACATTGGTGGAGGAGGTGGTCAAAATGTAGTTTATTCTACAAACGGAACTTCTAAAACTTTTATTTATGTTGATGGAACACAGGGTTGGTTAGTAACAAATGAATCAACAGATACTTCAAGTGGTGAAATACCAACATACATTACAGCAACAGGTGGAACAATAACTACCGATGGTGATTATAAAGTTCATAGTTTTACAGGACCTGGAACTTTTACAGTTTGTTCTGTAGGAAATGCAGCAGGATCAAATTCAGTAGATTATTTAGTAGTAGCTGGTGGTGGTGGCGGTGGTTCTTGGGTTGCTGGTGGTGCAGGTGCTGGTGGTTATAGATTTTCAGATGGAACTGCATCAGGATGTTATACAGCAGGTCCTGCTCCATTAGGAGCAAGTGCTTTACCTATTTCAGCACAATCTTATCCAATTACTGTTGGTTCAGGTGGAACAGGATCAACAGCTTATCCAGGAGGACCTGGTCCTTCTACAGATGGAGGAAATGGAAATAATTCAGTTTTTTCAACTATTACATCAACAGCTGGAGGAGGAGGTGGTGGTTATTGTGCACCTGCAAGTCCAGGCTCTCAATCTAGAGATGGTCTTAATGGAGGTTCAGGAGGTGGTGCTGGAGCAGCTTCTTCACCTGATACAGCAAGTGCTGGAGCAGGAAATACACCTCCTGTGAGTCCACCACAGGGTAATAATGGTGGTGCTAACACAGGATCTAATTTTAGTGGAGCTGGAGGTGGTGGTTCTGGAGCAGTTGGAACATCTGTAGGATGTGGAACTAGTATTGGTGGTAGTGGAGGTAATGGTTTAACATCTTGTATAACAGCATCACCTGTAGCTAGAGGTGGTGGTGGAGGTGGTGGAAGTCAAACTCCTGGTAATGCTTCTCCTGGTGGTACAGGTGGAGGTGGAAATGGAGCTGGAAATTGTTCACCTGCTGCTGGAGCAGGAACTGCTAATACTGGCGGTGGCGGTGGTGGTGGTAGAGATAGTAATGGTGGAAATGGTGGATCAGGAGTAGTAATAATAAGGTATAAATATCAATAATTATGGCAAGTAAAATAAAAGTAGATAACATAACAAACCAATCAGATTCCAACATCGTTAATAAATGTGGAACAACCATTACACTTGGTGCAAGTGGCGATACCATTACTCTTGCATCTGGTGCAAGTCAAACAGGATTCGGTAGAACAGGAACAGTAGACTGGGATACAACAGCTAAAACAGCATCATTCACAGCAGTATCTGGTAATGGTTATTTTGTTAATACAACAAGTGGATCAATAACAGTTACACTTCCTGCAACGCCTTCAGCTGGAGATATTGTGAGTTTAGCGGATTACACAAACACTTGGCAAACAAATGGTGTAACAGTTGCAAGAAACGGATCTCCTATAGGAGGTATTGCAGCTGATACAGTTTTAACTACAGAAGGTCAATCGGTAACTTTTATTTATGTTGATGGCACTGAAGGTTGGAAAAATATTCAAGATTCAACTTCAAATGTAATAGGTAATCCAAATTTAATTGCAACAGGTGGAACAATTACAACATGTGGAGATTATAAAATCCATACTTTTACAGGGCCAGGAACTTTTACAGTATCTCAAGTTTCGCAAACAGCTGCAGATAATACAGTTTCTTATTTAGTAGTAGGTGGTGGTGCAGGTGGTGGAACTGTTTATGCAGGAGGTGGTGGAGGAGCAGGTGGTTTTAGAGAATATAGAGCACCTTTATCTGGTTGTTATGCAGTTTCCCCTTTAAATGGAGCGCCTGCAATAACAGTTACAGCAACATCTTATCCAATTACAGTTGGTGCTGGTGGAGCTCCTGGATGTGGTGGCACACCTAATCAACCTACATCAAGAGGAAATCCAGGTTCAGTATCAACATTTTCTACAACTACATCAGCTGGTGGTGGTGGAGGCGGTGGCGGTGGAAACGCTCCTAGAGTTTTAAATCCTGGAGATTCAGGAGGTTCTGGTGGTGGTGGAATGGGTAATTGTGGAACTGCTGCTGGAAATGGAGGATCAGGTAATACTCCTCCTGTTAGTCCATCTCAAGGAAATAATGGCGGATCTGGTTCAGCTTCAGGTCCTACTTATGGTTCAGGTGGAGGTGGTGGTGCAGGTGCAGTAGGAAGTGCAGGAACAAGTTCATCTTATGGTAGTGGTGGAGCAGGTGTATCAACAAGTATTACAGGAAGTGCAACATCATATGCTGGTGGAGGTGGAGGTGGAAAAGTAACTTCTTATCCTGCTCCAGGAGGTGATGCTTCTCCTTGTGGTACAGGTGGAATAGGAGCAAATAATCCAAGTAATGTAGGCGGTAATGGAACAACTAACACTGGTGGCGGTGGAGGTGGTGGATCTTATAGTACAGAAAAAGCAGGTGGTACTGGCGGTAGCGGAATCGTAGTAATAAGGTATAAATATCAATAGGTAAATTATGAGTGAAGTAAAAGTAAATAAAATTAGTCCAAGAACAAATTGTGGTACAGTCCAGTTAGGAGATAGTGGTGACACTATTACCATTCCTGCTGGTGCAACAATCACGAACAATGGAACTCAAACAGGTTTTGGTCGTACAGGTACAGTGGATTGGGATACGACTGCGAAGACAGCTTCATTCACAGCGGTTTCAGGGAATGGTTATTTTGTAGATACAACTTCTGGAGCTATTACAGTAACGCTTCCAGCTTCACCTTCAGCTGGTGATATAGTTGCAGTTTCAGATTATGCAGGTACATCAGCTACAAACAATATTACAATTGCTAGAAATGGATCAAATATTCAAGGAAATGCATCAGATTTTACAATTAATATTAATCAATCAACCGCTACATTTGTTTATGCAGATGCAACACAAGGTTGGATTGTAGTTAATTCAGGAAATAGTAATCAGGTTTTTTTAAACCCATTTATATGTGCAACAGGAGGAACAATTACCACTTGTGGAGATGATAAAATTCATACATTTACAGGGCCAGGAACTTTTACAGTAAATTCAATTGGTGAAACGGCAGCAAATAATTGTATAAGTTATTTAGTAGTTGCTGGTGGTGGTTCAGCTGGAAGCCCTGGATCATTTGGAGGTGGTGGAGCAGGAGGTTTTAGAGAGGTTAAATCACCTACAACAACTTACACAGCAAGTCCTTTAAATGGTTATCCTACTCCAGGAAATAGAATATCTTTAACTTGCACTGGAGGATATCCAATCACTGTTGGTTCAGGAGGAGCTGGAGGTAGTGGTTCAGCGAATAATGGATCAAACAGTACTTTTAATTCTATAACATCAGCTGGTGGTGGAGCTGGAGGTGACACAAATCCAGGGGGATCTGGTGGTGGAGGTAAAGCTGAAAGTGCTGGTTTTGAAGGAGGAACAGGAAATCAACCGCCAGTAAGTCCTCCTCAAGGACAAAATGGTGGAAATGGAACTTCGTGTGGAGCTGGTGAGAGAAGTGGTGGTGGCGGTGGAGGAGCTGGAGCATCTGGTGCAACTGCTAGTCCTCCTAGTTCACCCTCTCCCACTTCAGTTGCAGGAGCAGGAGGTATTGGAGTTCCAACTGGAATAGCTCCAGCATCAGGAACACCAGGACCAGCACCAGGAAAATATTTTTCAGGTGGTGGCGGTGGTGGAGCAGGAGACGTTTCTTGTACAAGTGGTGGAGCAGGAGGTGCAGGCGGTGGAGGCACAGGTTTTTCTCCTAATAATCCTGTCCCTACAATTATAGCAGGTATTGATGCAACTGCAAACACTGGAGGAGGTGGTGGAAATACAGGTAGATGTAATCCAGCTCCACGAGGTGGTAATGGTGGTTCAGGAATAGTTGTTATTAGATACAAATATCAATAATAATTATGTATTTACTAAAATTTAAAATTAATATATAAGGAGAAACATTATGGCACATTTTGCAAAACTAGGAGCTAACAGTAAAGTTATTCAAGTATTAACTTTGAATAATTCTGATATGTTAAACGCTGACGGAGTTGAAGACGAAGCAGTAGGTCAACAATATTTAGAACAACATAATAATTGGCCTGCACAAATGTGGATTCAAACTTCATACAACACATCTGGCGGACAACATAAAAACGGTGGAACTGCATTTAGAGGAAACTATGCAGGGATTGGTTATACTTGGGATGAAGATAATGAAATCTTCTGGCCTAAAAAACCATATGCTTCATGGGTAAAACATAATGCATCTGCATCTTGGAAATCACCTTTAGGTGATGCACCAGCATTAACTTCAGAACAAACTTCACAAAACGAAGCTAACACTCATAACTGGATTTACAACTGGGATGAGGATGCTTATCAAGCAGATAATACAGCTGGCTGGACATTGACAAATACTTTAGCATAATATATATCAGGTGGTGGTATGCAAAAGAAAGTACTAACAGAGCAGGATTTATACTTCGGTGATATTGATATGCCGAAAGGTTTTGAGATAGACCGAGATAAATTATCAGGCGATATTTTACAATCAACATTTACAGATTCAGAGTTTCCATTTTCAAGAACTTGGGACATGTTGAATACATATATGCGTGAACATATAAATTTAGAATATGGTTTTCAACTTGTGAATAAAAGAACTTGGGGTGATATGTACAAACCCAATCAACAAACAGAACCATTACTTAATATTGATCCAGTCGATTTACGAAATTCACCAGATTATACTTTACTTTATGGTGTAAAAACTAATAACTGTTTTGTAAGAATCTTCTATGATGACAATAGAAGAAAAGGAAGAAGTTGGGATATACAATTAAAAGATAATATGTTTATTATGTTTCCATCTACGAATATGTATTACATAAACAACAGACAGAAAGATTCTTTGAACTTTGTTCAAACTATAACTTATGAATATATCTAATTATTATTGGTATTTTACATCTGCAATACCACCAAAAGTATGTGATGACATAATCAAATATGGTTTATCACAATCAGAATCTATGGCTAGAACTGGTGGTTATGGAGATAGAGAATTATCAAAAGAAGAAATAAGAGATATGAAACGTAAAAGAAATTCTGATTTAGTATGGCTCAATGATCCATGGATATATAAAGAATTACACCCATACATTCATCAAGCTAATAGAGCTGCAGGTTGGAATTTTGAATGGGATAGATCAGAGTCTTGTCAGTTTACAAAATATAAATTAAACCAGTATTATGATTGGCATTGTGATGGTTGGGATAAACCATATGAAAAACAAGGCCCTGAACATGGTAAAATAAGAAAGCTTTCGATGACTTGTCAATTAACAGATGGGTCCGAATATGAAGGTGGTGAATTAGAGTTTGATTTTAGAAACTATGATCCCCATATGAGAGATGAGTCCAAACATTTAAGGCAAGCAAAAGAAATATTACCTAAAGGTTCTATTATTGTATTTCCTTCATTTGTATG